CCGAATGAATTAAATCTACTTTTCTTTGATTTAAATTCAACTTGGATTTTACTTAACTTTTCGTTAATTGTCATACTATTATAATTACGTGTTTATTTGTTAATTTACAATGGTAACTCACAGGTAGTCAAGCACTTGCGAGTGATCCACGTTTGCTATTAATTTTTCTACAGCTTGCTTTTTAAGCTCTGAAACTCTTACATAAGCTGAAACACCTTTTATTTCTAATGCTGTTGCTATTTCATTAGCAGACCATTTAGGACCATCTAAGCCATAGCTCTTATTTAATACAAACATTTCGTTCCATTCAAGGTATTTATTAAGTAAACTTAACAAGTAAGCATTTAATAAAGTCTCGTTATATGGATCTTTTTTATCAGGTATTTGGTATATCATATCTTCGTCATCTTGCTTTGCATCTATAGATAAGAATATAGAATTAAAAAACATTCTAACCATTTTCTCATCTTTACCTTTTCTCATTTCATTTAACCTATGTTCAGGTATACGCATAGTACCTCTATTTATATCAATAGCTCTACGTATTCCGCCTCTTATTCTTTTAGCTAGAAATGATTTTAAAGTTTTTTCTTGATCTTCTGATTCAATTAATTTAACTCTATCTATTTTATCTACAGCTTTACACAGTTGTAAACTACCTTCTTGTATTATATCCATAATAGACATAACACCTGAAGCTTCTTGAGATGTTGCAAACTTTCTACCTATGTTTTCCACTAAGGGCAGAAATATTGTTTTTAACTCTCTAGGCGTGTAATCTACAAATCTTTTAACTGGTATAGACCCTATAGCTAGCTTAATGTCTTCTTTATATCTTATATAGTTTTTAACGTTATATTTTTTCATTTTCTATATTTAGAAGATCTTTTTCTTTTTTTAGCTCTTCGCTCATATTTCTATGTATTGTTCTACTTGAACAGTCTAATAGTCCAGCTAACCTTCCTATTGTAATTTTTTTACCTTTATCGTTTAAATCTATCATACATTGGTATATAGCTTCTTCATCTATCATAGTTTTTCTACCTATTAATTGTCCTACAATTTTAAGTTTTTGTATTTTAGATAATCCACAACCATCTTTAAAAACAACTTTACGTAATTTATTATTAGGTGGCTGTTCAAGATCTTGTAAGCAAACATAATCTATAACATTATTTAACATTAAATTATTAATATTAAAAGTTGTAAAGCCGTTAGGTTTGTAAGCTATAAACTCAGCTAATGCATTAAATTTACTTTTATCCATACTAGGATTAAGCCACCATAGAGTTAATAAGTGCCATTTTAAAGATCTTATTGTATTTATCTTAGCAGGACTATTAAATAAACTATAATACCCATGAGTACCGTCTTCATAGTACCAACCCCACTCATACTCTTTTGTAGGTTGATCTTCTGAATACTTACGGTATACAATGCGATTATCGTTAAGATATTTCATATCTCTATGTGACATTAGCCTATTACTCTTTAATCCTTAGACCTTGTGTCACACAATGTCTCGTAAATCATTTGTTCTTCTATATCTAGTAGATATTTTTGTATAATATCTTGTAAGGTTGCATGTCCATGCAAATTAATATAGTCTTTTTTACTTCCTGCCATGTTAAGGTTTTAATAATTGTAAATATCTATTATATTTTAAATATAATTTTCTAGTTGTATTATCAATAGTACCATATAAACAAGCTTGTTTACATAGTTTACTACGTAGTTCTAAAGTTCTACGTCTTACATAATCAATATGTTTAGTATATCTCAAATACTGTTTTAGTATATGTTTTCTTCGTCTCATTCGTAATATTTATCTAATAGCATCTCTGCTACTTCGATTGATATCATATTATCGTTATATAGTTTCCATATTAATTTTCTCATATCACACTTATTATAATAGTAGACCATATTAATAATATCATTAAACATATAGATATTATAAACCAATCTTTTTTATCTTCATCTAACATAGGTACTCTACCTTGATTACCCATGCCGTCATAATCTATATCGTCTCTCTCGTATGCTTTTGGAGATGGCAAACCAGAGTAATGACAATGTTCTTCTTTTTTATTCATTTGTTTTTACTTAATAGTGTAAAAAATAATACAAATAAAAGTATAGCAGCACCAAATAATATAATATCTGGTACTTCTATAATTCTACCGTCGCTAGTTTCTCCTAACTTAACCATAAAGTTATTCATAGTTTCTTAAACATTTATAGTGTGGGTGTCTGTAAGAGCCTGCTTGAGTTCTTTGAAAGTAAGTAAAGGTAGCACGCTGACCTATGTAGTCATTAATGTTATCGAGCATACCTGCTAGATCCTTGTAGTCGTATCCTTTGCCCGGTGGGCAGCCGAACTCAACGCCTTCGTCATCCTGCATGATGAACTTACCAAGCGTGCCTTGCCTCTTACCTTTACCTATTTCATAACCTACGATAACTGCTTCGTCATCGTGAAAATCTTTAAATTTCATAAGATCCCATGATCTAGTATTTTTATATACACCGTCAATAGATCTGTATATACTACCTTCATAACCTGATCTTAGGTTGTAATTATGTAGTGACATAGCTTCGTCAAGGTCTAGTGCAACTTTAGTGTTAATAATTACTAGATGAGGGCTAGTTCTAACAACACTAGAGTCAGTTAGTCTTGTTATAAAACCCATACGCCAGTCATAAGTAGCGTGTGGAAAACTAGCTACATCGTATATATGATATTGTACTAGTTGAGCTGCTTCATCTCTGTGATCTTGTGTTGGTTTAGTTTTTCTGACTAATGAAATAATCTTTTCAAAGTCATCTTTTAGTCCGTGGTTATATAATTCGCCATCTAGTATAAGGTTTGGGTATCTGTTAAATACTACTTCTAAGTCTTTTTTAATGTGATCTACATTTTTAAACTCTTTACCTGTTCTGCTGTATGCACCATCTTTTGTAAATACACATCTTACGCCATCTAGTTTTGGCTGTATGTATGCAGGGTAATCAGCTTTTTCAGGATTATATTTATGCGCTAGCATAGGTTTAATCTTCGTCTGAGTCATAATCTCCTTTTCTTAATTTAGTTTTAATTGCATTTAATTTGCTTAATAATATCGCTGCTTTTTCATATTCTTCTTTATTTTCAAAGATCATAAGCAGAGTTTGTAATCTTGCAAGCTCACCTATTAAAGCTTCTTCTTCAGTCATAACAAAAGCTTCTTTGCTAGATTCTTTGCCATAAAGATCTTGAACTGAGCTGTGAAACTCATCATCCCACTCTTGTTGTTTAACTTCTAGTTTAGCTATAATAATGTCAGCTAATTGATTCATTGTTTTTTTATCCATAATAATATTATCTATTAGTTATCGTATTTAGTTTGTATACCACGAAAAGCCCGTACCTTTTGAGTACGAGCTTACGCCGGGGCGCAATGCCTTTGCTATTCGTGGAAACTAAACTACTACTAATCTAACAACACGTAGTAAGCTTCTGGGTTATTCACCCTAAACCAGTTCAATGCTTTGTCAAATTCATCAATTCGTTTTTTAGTTATTGTTGAAGGTGCTGAGTCAAAAACCATTTGACAACCTACTATAAAGTCGTAAATGCTTAGTTCTAAGCCAGTTAGCTCATAACTTTCACCTGAGAAAGGGTTTTTAACTGTTTCACCTTTTGTATATATCATGCCTTTAAACCACTTTGGTGCTGTCGGCTTCTTCGATTTCGTACTCATTTTTTAAATAATTTATTTCTTCTAATGTAATATCTAGTTCGTCATTTTCTATAATATCCTCAACATGTTCTGAAAATAGTTCTAATAATGTGTCATCAAAATAGCAGTCTTCATATATACTATCGCATATGTAGAAAGTTTTGTCATTATAATCTATTTGATTTTTAAAAGCTTCTGCAAGATCATGATCATAGTAGTATATGTCTTCGCATATGTTAGGGTGTTTAGTGTTGTTAGTGCACACATACACATCATAACCATCTGCAGTAGATTCACTATATATGTGACAATCTACATTATCAAAGTCACTGATATCAGTAGATATTGATATTTCTAAATGATTTTTAATTAGCTCGATCATTCTAGACTCGAGCATATCACCTTCTCTTGGTATATTATAGCTCATAATTTAATTTTTTAGTAGTATATAAAAATAATGCTTTTAATCTAGCTTTTCTAGACCATATTCTCATTCTAGCTTTGTTAGTACTTTCATACTGTTTACCGTTTTGGCCGATAGCTTTATAAGGTACATCATAAGTTGGATTTAGTTGATAACACATGCCTACGCCTGTTGGTTTATCTTCTTTATACAAGTTTCTTCTAATATAACCTGTTTTATGCTCTGATACTACTTGACCTGTTGGTAGCTTATAAGCTGTAGTACCATTGGCTATTTGCCTATCTGTTGTAACGTCTTTGCAACCTAGTGCAAGCATCGCTTTTTCATATTGTTTTTCTGTCATTAGATTTTATTTATTAAATAGATGATCACCGTACATTAAGTCCATTTGAGTGGTTTCAATTAAAGATACATCGCTAAATGTATTTAATGTTCTAACTTCATCAATAGTTAGATCGCTATATCTATTATTGGTTTTTAATTGTTTAAAGATCCCGTCAATGCTAACTGCATATTCTGCATGATGAGCTTCGAGTTTAGCTTTAATTTCTGGTTTAAGTTGGTCGTATAATGTTTTCATATTAATATTATCCGTAAGTGTTCGTATTTAGTTTGTAATATTTTGTTACATATTTATTTCTGTTTTGACTTGAAATAATATATCACCATGATGCTCGTGGTAAAACTCGAACCATTCATCTTCAAACATATCGTAACCTGCTTCTGTTAGGTAGTTGCTTGATTTGAATACATAGTGTTTACTCATTTCTTCATTCACCATTTCAAATAATGCGTCGTCAAAGTGTCTTAGTATTTTTTCTTTAATAGCATCTTTAGTTTGTGCTATCTCGTTTTGTGTATATTTACTTGGATTCATTTCTTCGTTTTTATAATAGTCTTCACCCCATAGTTTGTTATGTACTTCATTAAGATGTTCTTTTGTAGTAAATCTAGGTATATTTTCACCTTCTGCCATTTGTTTAGCTGCTTCTTGATCTTTAATAAAGCTTGGTGATGGTTTCCAATGTGGATTAACCTGTCTTAGTTTGTTTAAGTCTTTCATATTATCGTAGCATTGTGCCGTAACCTTTACGGCGTGTTAGTTTAGCGATGCGATCAGCATCTTCTCTGGATAGTATCTCAATACTATTACCTGTTTTATGGTTAATAACAGGTGCACAGCCATACTTTTCAATAGTAGAACATGCTACACAGTTATTATAACCATATTTAATTCTTACTGGGTGGATCTCGTTTCCACATTTACATATTTTATTCATACATATATTATCTATAAGTGTTCGTATTTAATTTGTATTAGAGCGAGAGAGAGGATTCGAACCTCTCATGTCTAGAACAGTCTGTAACTTCATCGATGGAATTAACTCATTTAATCTGTTACACCTGACCTCGCTGTCCATGCCGAGCCGTCACTCAGCCCTCACAGTTTTTCCGTTTTCTGCCTGATACGTTACTCAGAAGGGTCTCGGTCGTGAGTTTAGTTGATTACAAAAGTTAAACCTTTGTAGTTGAACCATGAGTTACACTCATCTGGTATGCTATCTATAGTGTAGCCTTTTACCATTTGACTTACTTTCTTTTGTGTTATAGTTTCCCAGCCGATCTTAACCTTAGATCTGTCGCTTGGGTAAAATTTTATTGTTTTCATATTAATATTATCTATTGGTGATCGTATTTATTTTGTATTTTTATTTACTAGTTTTCTTACTTCTGCTCCAAGATCTTGATTGTTAGGAAACTTTTCAGCTAACGCTTGTACTTGCCACCATCTTAGTTTAGGTATTGCAGTTTCTTCTTGGTGTTGTTGAAACTCTTGTATTGTTCTAAAATCATTCATAGTTCTTCAAATTTTATAGTGCTACCATCATCAAACCAAGTTAACTCTGGGTCTATTATTAGCTCACCGTTGTATATTTTTCTTGCTTGATTATAAGCGTATTGCCATTTCTGTGTTTCAGTACCTGCATTTTGTCTAGCACCATAGTATCCGGCTAAGATATCTTTTGTTATCGCCTCTATTGCTCTTATTTCATTCATATCTTCTTTCGTATATTTTATTCATTAAATCTTCTACTAAGTCTTTCTCAGTATCATTTCCTTGTAGCTCACAGTCTATACTTACAAACTGTTCTACTTGTGTCAACACTTGATCTACATCTGCGTAATTACTTATGAATATGAAGTGATCGATAGTGTCAGGATTCCAATATATTTGTTTACTCTTGCTCATATTAATTCAAGTTTATTTAGTAATTCTTTTGATTTATACCTTAGCATATTACCACCGTGGTTGTCTAGTATCATTCTATGTAATACTTCTGTTACTCCATGAGTTCCTGTTACCATAAACTCTCTAGCATCTTTGCTATTGTCTTTCTTGAAGTCGTAAAAGTTACAACCACCATATTTCTTTTGAAGTTTAATTAGATCAGATATAAAGTCGTTAACTATTTCTCTGCACTCTGCACTTACTCTTTCTTTTAGTGCTTTTTCTATTGCGTTAGTACTATTCATTTTTTCTTATTTTTTAAAGAGTTAATCTCACTTTTCAACTGGTGGATCTCAGTTTGGCATTTTCTCATGTTGTCCTTCATCTTTCTATCTTGGTAAAATTGATTCCAAGAATATAAGTTTTGCAACTTCTTTATTTTACTTTGTATCATTTACTTTTTGTACTTTATTTAGTAATTCGTGTATTTCTTCGTTTGGAAAGGTAGAATACACCTCGTCTACCTTATCACTTACATAGTCGTAAGTAAATTCTTTTGGTTGAACACTATAATGACTTACAACTAGATCTCGTTTGTCATAACCATAAGGACTATGGTATGCTTTGTAGATTGCGAGCTTCATGCCACCATCGTTGAAGATCATAGCGTCGAGATGTCTAGTTTGTATGTATTTTATGTTGTTCATGTAATTATTATCTTTTAGTGATCGTATTTATTTTGTATATACATTTAGTTATGTCTATACCTACTTCTTCAAGGAAGTCGATGAAGTCATTAGTTAATTCAGGTGAGTTATTATATTGATAAGTAGTTTCACCATCAGGTAAGGTGATCTCGAATTCATAGTCAAAGTTATTCATAGTTATTTATTTTTATTAATAGTACCACGATTTACGTTTTTCACCACGTGGAGCGATCTTTCGACTTATTTACACTATTTAAAGTTATTAATTTTTGTTGAGTAATATATTCGTTATATTTATAGTCTCTAAAGTATTACTATCAACTAAGACTTTTGTTGTTGTTTATTATATTATCTTTACTATATCGTAATTAGTTTGTAACTAAGTTAACATGAGTAAGATCGTTAGTGTAAGTAGTGTTATTACTTGTAATATTAGTATATTTATTCTATGTTTATTTACCATTTTAGTTTAGTTTAAAGGTGATCAATTATTTATTTATTATTTTTAGTGATGAGGTATTATGCTATAACTCACTGTATTTAATTAGTTATAATTATTAGTAAGTGTGACAATAGCCTATTAAGAATACTAGAGTAACAGGCTAGTGTCATAGTTTACTCAACTTAAGATACTTCTGCGAGTGATCTAGCGAAAGCTGGTACAGTATTACTATTAGTATACGACTTGTATTCTTGGAAACACTTCATTGATTCAAACTTTTCTTGAAATGTAGAGTAGATCTCGTCGTGATCGTAAGTGAATGTTTGATCTTTTTTATTAGTGAAAGTGATTACTGCGTTTTCACCGATTAATGATTTTCTGATTACAAATCTTTTAGTTGTTATATTATTCATAGTTATTATATTTAGTTATTATTAATTTAGTTTAGTTATTATTATTATCTATTGACAATCGTATTTAGTTTGTAACTAACTTTGTTTATTTAATTTAGTTTGTTAGTTTGTTATGTATATATTATCTATTCAGCATCGTATTTAGTTTGTAGATGTAGTAGTAATTATGAAAACGTTGAAGTAGACACAATATTATAATGAAAACGATCATATATATACAATATGATCTCAAAAACAATGGGGGCTGCAAAATATAAAATTGATTTTGTAATGAAAAATAAAATTATATTGTGAGGGTGCAGTACCCAACTCCTATATTTTTAACAATAATAAAAAAAGTGTGACAATAGGTTGTTAATAAGCCTAGAATAACAGGCAAATGTCACAGTTTTCTAGTTATTTCAGCATGTAAAATTGTTAGTTGTTGTGTAATAAGCTATATTAAGACCAAAATTGGTTAAAAATATTAAAAAACAAAGATAAATGGCTATAATATACACATATCCAACAAAAGCAGCTCCAACAGCAGATGATTTAGTCTTAATATCAGACGCAGCGGACAGTAATAAAACAAAAAACGCTAAGATATCTAGTATACAAAGCCTAGTATCTGGTGTAAACAGCGTAAACGGTTTAGCTGGTGCCGTACTTCTAGATGCAGCTAGTAGTAATCTAGTTAGAACTACTACTCCAGGTACAAATACTATTAGTTATGACTTAGCATCGAGCCCTACTATAGCTGGAACTTTGACAGCGGCTGGTTTAAAACCTAGTGGTGGAGCAAACCCTACCGCAATTACTAAATTTGAAACAGGTGTTTGGACACCTAGTTTACAATATTATGATGGATCTACATATTACGATGTAATAGGAGGTTCAGCTCCTATTACTGGATTAAGCTATACTAATCAAGGTGGTTACTATACAAGAGTAAACAATTTTGTTACATTACATATAAAATTAATTGTATCAAAAACAGGAGGAACTGGAGTTTTTAACTGCCAAGGATTGAGAGTAACAGGCGTTCCTTTTGCTGTGAACACCACCTATGGTGGAAGCGGCGCTTTAATGATATATACCTATTCAAGTTCTGGCACTTTAGGAAGTAGTAGTAATAATATACCTTATCCAACTAGCACTTCTTTTCATTTAAATTATTCTACAATTAAAAACCCAGATCCAGCATACTTTGGAGGAACAGGTACTTTTAATGACACGGGTGGAACACCTAGAACTCTTCCATTAGCAACAGCTACAGCGGGTGAAGGTGGTCAACAATATTTAACTCCTATAGGAACATCAATAGTTAATAAAAGTAGAATTGGTGAAGGCACTACTCAATGGTGGGGAACAGTAACTTATTATACAACAGCTTAAAATGGAAAATAATAAAGAAAGAAAATTCATAGCAACAGAGGTTGTAAGTGAATACAAACATATACAAGCACTTTATTTAGACATCGTAAAAGATGGGGATAAAGTAATATCTGAAACTAACTTTAGAACTTCTTACGATTGCTTGACTGACATATCAACATTACCTAAAGAAATAGCAGATGTTGCTAAAGTAGAGTGGACTGATGAAATTAAAGAAGCTTATAAGAATTATAATCCATACACTGATTAAATAACCGAACTATCAAGTGATAGTATAAATAACCAACGTTAAACATAAAACCAAATAACATGACGTTTTTATACACCAGTGGCTTTAGAGCTGCTGCACACCCTGATCAAAGAATGATCAACCTTTGGAAGCACATAACCACAAAGAGCAATTGGAGAATTGTTCAGTTACCAAATGGATTTTATCAAACCGAGTATAGAGATTTTGAAGACGAAGAAAGATGGATCGATGTTACTCGTAGAGAAACAATGGAAAGCGCTGAAGCTGCTATTGATGGATCTATAGAACACTATACTAAAAAACTAGATTTCCTTAAAGGACCAAAAGTAGTAAAAACCTTTGAGTAAGTATTAAAACAAATCATATTAAATTAAATTAAATGCAAGAATTAAAGTTAGTTAAAGAACTGGCTTTTGGTGATACTGCCAGAAGTCAGGTCTTAGCTGGCGTTGAAAAGTTAACCAATGCAGTTGGTTCAACATTAGGCGCTAGTGGAAAATGTGTTATACTTGAAGACCATAATGGAAAACCAATTATAACTAAAGATGGTGTAACAGTAGCTAATTCAGTTACGTTACATCGACCATTAGAAAATATTGGAGCAACACTTATTAAAGAAGCTGCTCAAAGAACAGTTAAAGATGCAGGCGATGGTACAACTACTGCTACCATACTAGCTAAAGCTATATTAGATAATGCTAGTGATATAGCAGATAATACATCGTTAAGAGATTTAAAGCAAGGCATTAGCAAAGGCGTTGATAATGTAGTTAGTTACTTGAATAAAAAAAGAAAAAAAGTAAAAGGTAGAAAAATAAATCAAGTAGCTACAATATCAGCAAACAATGATAAAGAGTTAGGAAAAATCATAGGTGAAGCTTTTAGATTAGTAGATGAGACAGGTGTAGTGATGATGGAAACTAATGAGCAACCTGAAACTATAGTTGAATTAATTGAAGGAGTTCAATACGATCAACCATTAAAAAATAATCATTTTATAACAAACAAAGAAAAAGGGACAGCAGAACTAGATAACCCTTTAGTTTTAATAGTAGAGTCACAAATATCTAATGTTAGAAAAATACAAGCTGTACTAGAACATGTTATAAAAACTGGTAAAAGTTTATTGATTATTGCTGATGTTGATCAACAAGTGGTTTCTGCGCTAGCTATGAATAAGGTGAAGGGTAATATAAAGGTTAACATCATAGATGCACCAGTGTACGGTATGAACAAAAAAGATACACTAAGTGATTTATGCTCTGTAACTGGTGCTACTCTTATTAATGAAGACTTAGGAGATGATATGGATCTTATACAGCCTGAGCATTTAGGTAAGTGTATAAAATCAGTTACTAATCAAGAAGAAACTATATTACAAGTTGATTTATCTGACAAGCCAGAAGTAGATAAAACTATTAAAATGTTAGAAAATCAAATTAAAGAAACTAAAAACCCTAATGTAGTAATAAGACTTGAAAAAAGATTAGCTAAATTAAAAGCTAAAGTAGCTACAGTTAAAGTAGGGGCTAATTCTGAAGTAGAGTTAAAAGAAAAGAAAGATAGGGTTGAAGATGCTATTTGTGCTACAAAAGCCGCGATTAAAGAAGGTATAGTGCCAGGAGGTGGTATAGCTTTATTGAACGCTTCACAAATGTTAAAGCCAACATCATTAGGCGAAGAGATACTATATAAGTCTATAAGAAAGCCTTATGAGTTGATATTAAAAAACGCTGGCGTAGAAGATTATAAAACTCCAGAAGTAGAAGGACAAGGATTAGATGTGGTTACAGGAAATACGGTTGATATGGTTAAAGCCGGAATTATAGATCCTTTGTTAGTCACTAAAAGTGCACTTGCTAACGCGGCTTCAGTAGCTACAACTATATTGTCCACTGATTGTGTAATTAATAACATACGAGCATGAGAGCAATAGGTAAGTATATAGTTATTAAACCAATCAAAGAAGAGAACGTTAAAACAAAAGGTGGTTTAATACTAGCTGATTCGCAAAGAGAAGATATAAGATACAGACGTGCTAAGATTATAAATCCTGGCACGGATGTTAAAGCTTTAAAAGAAGGTGATGAAATTTATTACGACAAAGCAGCTGGTTTTAAAATAGAGATTAAAAAAGAAGAGTATAAGGTTATTAAAGAGTTTGATGTAGTAGTTGTATTATGAGGTTGCATTCATCAGACATTAAAGAACTTAAAATATTTAAGCACTATAGAATAGTGCGAAAGTGGGCATGTAAAACTAACGATCTTAATGATGCAGATCTAGAGCTTCTAATATATTTAGAGGCTATTGATCTTTTTACTAAAGATGATTTTAAAAAAGGTACATATTCTTATAGCTGGGACAACAGGCGCTGGAACAGGTTATTGAAACAAGGGTGGATTACAGTGTGGAGGAGAAGAAACCGCACAACTCAGAAATATCATATATATAAAGTTTCTCAAAAGTGCAAACAGCTAACAAGTAGAATGTATCGCATAATATTAGGTGAAGAAGATATGCCTACAACTAAATTAGAAAAAAGTAATAAGTACAGTTTTAAAGTAACTACTAAAGCTGTTGAATATGTTAACAAAGATAAAACAAGATGATTAATAAAAACTTAAATAACGTAGATGCAGCTTTAATGGCAGGTGGTTCTAGACCAATGCATCAAGGAACTACTTCACAAGTAGATCCAATGACAGGTATGCCTATGCAAGGCAATGCTCCTAATATGGGTAATTTCGGAGGAGCAACTGCTAATTCAAACGTACCTATGTACGATCAGTCTATGTCACCTGGAGCTATAGCTATGACAAGAAAAGAGAAAATAGAAAATATTCAAAAAATAGGAGCTCCAGAAGAAGCAGAGAAAAAGATGATAGCTGCTATAGATCAATACAGAAAACTAAAAAAATAAAAGATGAAAGCAATTATTGGATCAGGTGTAAAAAAACCTTGTGGATGTGGTCACTTACCTACTAGAGTAATGAAGGCTAACAATTCAACTATAACCCCTACTTTAGGTGGTATAAGCAATATTGAGTATAAAGGTAACCCTGTACTCAAAGCTAACAGATCTTAAAGTGGAAGATGTAAAAATGTACTTGCTAAATGCAGGTGCATTTACAGTTTCTATGATGGATTGGTTAGAACCAATTCTAAAAATAACTTTACTTTTAATTACTATTGGTTATACAGCTCATAGATGGTGGAACTTAAAAAAGAACAGTGAGAAAAATAAGTGACCATGTTTCTTATAAAGAAGCAATAAGATCTACTACAGCTAAAAGATTAGGTATAGATAACTCTCCTACATTAGAGCATACTTACAATATGCAAGTTTTAGCAGAGAAAATATTTGAGCCTCTTAGAAAGCATGTAGGTAAACCTATTTGTATAAACAGTATGTATCGCTCTGCTGATCTTAACAAAGCGGTAGGTGGTAGTATGACTTCTCAACACTGCAAAGGTCAAGCAATGGATATAGATGACAAGTATGGTCATGCTACTAATGCTGAGATGTTTGAATTTATAAGAGACAATTTAGACTTTGATCAAATGATTTGGGAGTTTGGTGATGATAACAATCCAGACTGGGTTCATGTAAGTTATGTATCAGAAGAAAAAAATAGAAACAAAATGCTTAAAGCATATAAAAATAAAGGTAAAACAGCTTACAAAATTATAAAATGAAAATAAACCAAAATACAGAATTAAATATAGATTTAAAAACTGTTATAGCAATAATAATGTTTACTTCTTCTATGGTAGGTATGTATTACACTTTACAAGATGATATATCAGATGCTAAAAAAATGCCTAAAGCTGTAATAGATAGAATAGAGTACGATTTAAAACAAGACTGGCATACTCAACATATAAACAAGTTAGAAGAAGAAGTTAAAGAACTTAGAAAGTGGTGTAAAGAACTAGACGAAGATTTATATAAAAAGAAAAAATAATGGAAGAAGTTTTAAATCTAGTTAAAGAATTTGGATTATCCTTAGTAATAGCAATAGGAGCTTTATATGCTTTATATCAGTTTTTCTTTTTTAGTATTAGAGAAGTTAAAACAACGTTTGAAAAAAGACATGAAACAAATGCTAAAAATATGGAGGAAGTTAAAGTAAGTTTAGCAGAAATAAAATCTGATCTTAAAGTTTTAGTTGAATTTATAAAAGAAATAAATAAAAAACAAACGTAATGGGAAAAATATCAGGACCTTGTAAAATAGCAGCTAAAAGAAAATTTAAAGTATGGCCTTCGGCGTATGCTAGTGGTTGGGGCGTAAGATGTACTAAAGCAGGTGGACCAAGTAAAATGGGTAAAAAGAAAAAGAAAAAGAAAAAGTAATGGATGCTAAAAAATTAAAAAAAATATCTGCAGAGTTAAAAAAAGCTTCTGCAATGCATAAAGCTCAAGCAGCTAAAATAGATGCAATGTTAAAATCTATTAAACCTAAAAAATGAAAAAAAGAGGTGGCGCATATCGCGGTACTTTAAAAGCTAGAATTAATAAGCTATATGGAGGAGACGTTACGTGTAGCAAAGTTAAAATGCTTAAAAAAAGAAAGAACAAAACTAAAAGAGATGTTCAACTTTCTAATTGGTTTATTAACATGCACAACTGTTAAAAATGGCAGATCCTAAAAAAGGTACAGGTAAAAAGCCTAAAGGTTCTAGCCGTAGGTTATATACAGATGAAAATCCTAAAGATACTGTAAAAATAAAATATGCTACAGAAGCAGATGCTAGAGCTACTTGCAGTAAAGTTAAAAAAGTAAATAAGCCTTTTGCTAGAAAAATACAAATAATGACAGTTGTAGAACAACGTAGTCGTTATGGTAACAAACCAAAACAAAGAGCTATAGCTAAACGCTGTAAAGACGCAATAAGAAGATTACATGGCAAAAAAAAGACCTGAATGGAAAGATAGTAAATATGCAGATGCTAAAGGTAAGTTTAAAAAATTATCTTGTGGTGATCTAGCTAATTGGTTAATAAAATCTAGAAAAGGTAATAAGAAAGCTATTGTAGGTAGTCTTAATCAACAAATAGTTTTTAATAGAAAGAAAAAACCAAGCTATGCTAAAAAAATGGTTTGTGCTAGAAATAAAGCAATGAAAAAATTAGGTGATGCCAAAAAGTAAAGTAAAAGGAGGCGGTACTAAAAAAGTTTGCTTACCAGCTAGTAAAGTAAGATCAATGAGTAAAGCTGAAAAAGATAAAGTTATAAGAGCTAAGAGATCAGCTGCTAAATCTGGTAAGTACAAAAGGTCTAGTAAGTCAAACGTTAAAGGTGCTAGAAAAAAAGGTGCTACGCTACGTGATTGGTTTGAAAAAGAAAACTGGGTGAATGTAGCTACAGGTAGACCTTGTGGTGAATCAACAAAAAAGAAAAAGAAAAAATAATGGCTACTGATAAGAAAACTTTAAAGTGTAACAAACCTAGAAAAACTCCAAGCCATAAAACAAAATCTCATATTGTTAAGGCTTGTTCTGCAGGTAAAGAAAAGATTATTAGATTTGGTCAGCAAGGAGTATCTACTGCTGGTAAACCTAAAAAAGGTGAGTCTGCTAAACAAAAAGCTAGACGTAAAAGTTTTAAAGCACGACACGCAAAGAATATAGCTAAAGGTAAAATGTCTGCCGCGTATTGGGCAGATAAAGTTAAATGGTAAAATAAAAAAATGGAAAAGTCAAAACAAAGAGTAGAGCAAGATTATGCTAGAAATGCTATACGTGATTATGAAACTGGTCATAAAAAAGCTGCTAAGTATGAAAAGAAAAAAGCTTTAGAAGTAGCCGCAGGAGAAATGCACGGGTATTTTGCTTCAGCTAAAAAAATTCACAAACACGGTAAAGGACATTCTTAATGGATAAAGTAAGACAAATAGTAAATCACCCTCTTTCTAAATCAGTTGCACTAGGTATTATTGGAGTTTTGTTATTGCTAGAAAACCATATATTTTATTCTGGTATGTTTGCAGGTTTAGCATTAAGAGAGTTGTTAATGGCATTTAAAGCAGACTGATGGCTTTTAAAATGAACCCTCCTTATACTATAGATAATACACCTATCTATAGAACTGGTACTGATTATACTATAAATGGTGAAACTAAAACTAATGGTTCTATAATAATCGCTAATGATATAAGTGATCCAAAAGAATTAGCAAATGTTATTAGCCACGAAAAAGTACACGTAGACCAATTAAGAAGAGGAGATCTTAGAGTTGATGATAAAAATTATTACTGGAAGGGTAAAGCTTATCCAATTAAAAATTTTAAAACAGCACAGCAACGTAAGAAAGCTCCTTGGGAAAAAGAAGCTTATAGAAAAGAAAAATATAGTAAATTTAGAAAAACAAAGTAAAATGAATAAGGTTAAAAAAGAAATGTTAGAGGGTGAAGATACTCTACAAACTATGGCTACTATGAAAATGGACAGAGCTAAAATGAATTTAGATAGAGCTAAAATGGAAATGTCTAGAGCTGAAATGGATATGGACAGACCTGAAATGAAGATGGATAGAAAAATGGAACAAAAAAGATCTGGTTTATATTTAGATAGAATAGATGGTAAGTTACCAAAAGATAGAGTTGGTATGTATTACGATAGAATGGAAAAGTAGTGAGCGATAAAAAAAAGAAAAAATTTAAGGATAGTAAGATAGGGGCTTTTCTAAAAAGTAAAGCTCCTCAAATCCTTAACACTATTGGAGACGTATTGCCTGATAAAGGTGGTCTTGGTATAGTAAAAAATTTAATATCAAGTGATTCTAGTATTGGGCCAGAAGACAAAGAGATGGCTTTAAAAATATTAGAACAAGAGATTGCTGAAATGGATAACATCTCAAGAAGATGGGAAAGTGATATGAAAAGTGATTCATGGCTTAGTAAAAACACAAGACCTATGACACTTATCTTCTTAACGTTGTCAATGACAATATTTATAGTACTAGATTCAACAGTGCTATTAGAAATAAAAACAGGTTGGGTTTCATTATTAGAAGCTTTGCTTATAACAGTTTATGTAGCATACTTTGGATCTAGAGGTGCTGAAAAAATTACAAAAATAAAAAAATAAATAAAATGGCATTAACACAATATAATAATTGGGAACCTACTTTAGATGCTGTAAGTGGTACTATGGCTAGAGAACCTAGAGTGTTTTCTCATGATGCTTTTGCTGTAGTTCCAGGAGCTATAAATTACAGTGCCTCAGATAAAGGTATAACTATAACAAGTGGTGGAACAGGGTATTCTGTTGGAGACACGCTAACAGAAGCTGCTGCTGGCGGTGGAAGTGGATTAGTTTTAAAAGTTTTAAAAGAAACTGGTGGTGTTGTAACTGATTTTGAGTTTTCTGGTTTTACAATAAATGATACTACTTCAGCTGGATCAGGTTATTCTATAGGGGAAGCTTTAACTTTCACTGGTGGCGCTGGTAATTTTACAGCTACAGTAAGTAATATAGATATACCTAACACTCAAAAAAGAGGTTGTTGTATTTATATAGGTGCTTCCGCTGGTATACCAAGTTTGTCTGTAACAATGGAATCAGGTAGAACTGCTGTTTTTGAAACACTATCCGCTGGTAGTATTCTACCTATACTTGTTAAACGCGTTAATACAGCTATAACAGGTAATGATGTAATCGCTTTATTCTAAAGTTATGGCAGGTATTATTGGAGTTGGACAAGGAGCTCAACACGAACCTATATTACTAGATGGCGGCGGATTAGGTCCTGGATCATGGGATATTAGAACAGAGCAAGGTATTGGACCTAAAGCATTAATAGGATTAGAGAACCCATCTACTCTAGGTGGAGATCCAATGGTAATACAAGCTTTATAAAATAAAAAGAAATGGCAACTAAATTTTCAGAATTTACAGCAGGTGCTACTACAGCAAACACGCTTATAGTAGGCTTTGACTCAAATTTAAATACAAATAATAAATACACTTTAGCTCAGTTGAAAACTGGACTAGCTATTACCACCTTATATGATGGTAATGGATCACTATCAGCAGCGCGAACTGTAACAATGGGTACTCATAATCTAGCTTTTGCAAGCACAACTGCTGGACAAGAAGTTTCTTTTGCTCAAAACGTAAAAATATCTGGACAAGCACATAACAATAGCATACCAGTTGCTTCAGGAAGTGGAACTACTACTATAACACCTGATTGGAATAGCGGTAATATACAGGAGTGTACACTAACTGCTTCTACAGCTCACACATTAGCTAATGCAACAAATTTAAAGCCAGGAGCTACTTACATACTAATAGTAAAACAAGCAGCTGGTGGATCAGGTACTATAAGTAGTTATGGTACTCAATATGAGTTTCCAGATGCTACAGCTCCTACACTAACTACTGACGGTAATAAAGCAGATGTTTTTACTCTAATAGCGGCAAACGCAAATACATTGCTTTGTACATCTGTGTTAAAATTTACAATAAACTAAACATAATATATGTTTCCTTTCCCTTTTAGTTTTCTTGCACCTACAGCAAGTGGGTTATCAGATATAGATAATTTATATTCTATGGAATTTGATGGAGTAAATGATCATTTTAATATTGGTAATCCTACTGAATTACAACTAACTGGAACTTTAACTTTTTCTGCTTGGTTTAAAACATCAACTTCAGATTATCAAATAATAATTAGTAAAGATAATGTTACAAATAGGTGTTTCAATCTTGGATTATTAAACACTGGTTATGTGTACGGACAAGTGTTTAATTCAAACTCTTCTACAGCTGTAACAACGACAACAGCTTGGGATGACGGTATTTGGCATCATGTGGCTTTTGTTTACATACCTTCAACGTCAATGCAAATATTTATTGATGGAAGTAGTGAAAAACTAGAAACTTCAAATATTCCAGCTTCTATAGATAATGACCCTGCTAATTTTAATATTGGTAGAAGAACAGACGGGGCAAGATATTTCAATGGTGATATAGATGAAGTAGCAGTATTCGATTATGCTTTGGATTCAGGTCAAATAGAAGAAATTTACAATGCTACTAGCACTGGTAAAACAGCAGATCTAAGCACAATGGCAACTCCTCCTGTTGCTTGGTATAGAATGGGAGATTAAAAAAATTATATGGCAACTAAATGGACATCACCAACATGGCGAATGCCGGAGAATAGCAATCAGAGTAAATTTGATAACTATAGTTTAGATTTTCCTGGAGCTGTATCGCAGAGAATAAGTGTAACAGCAAGTGACACTATACTACCTAATCAGTCTGACCCTAAAATGTCTATTTCGGCTTGGATATATATGGACACTAGCTCTTCAGGCATTAGTCGTACTATATTCTCTAGCGGAAAAGTTGGAAGTGGAGCAATGGACTACACGTTTGAAGTAAACAATGGTTTTTTATTTTTTAAAGTAAGAACTACTAATGTTCCTCCTCATTATACTACAATAACTGGCGGCACTGCAATAAGTTTAAATACTTGGTACCACGCTTCTGTTACCTGGGATGGAGCAAATTTAAATTTATATTTAAACAGTGTTGTAGACGCAACTCCAGTTGCAGCTACTTCTTTTTATGCTACCAGTAATTCTTCGCCAATGATTGGAGTTAGAGAAGGTGGTGGCTATTATTCTGCTTGGGCTGGAAAACTAGGACAAATTTGTTATTTTGACTACGCGTTATCTGAAACTCAAGTAAAATATTTATATAACAATAATGCTGGTGGATCTACACCTAATCCACAAAATCCTATGGCTATACCAGGTAATTCACCTATAGCTTATTATGATTTAGGTGGGTCAAGTACTGGGGACGCTGCTGCATCATCGCCAAACACTTTAACTGTACCAAACTCTTCAGTACCAAGTGCAACTGTTTTTGATTTTAGTACATCAGATGTTGTAGAATCGCCGCATATAAGTATTGATTCATCTTTCACTGTATCAGCTTGGATTAACACAACAGATACTAGTACATATGGTAATATATTTTCTTCTGATGATTTTGGCTCTAATAGAAATTGGCAATTTTTCAGATGGAACAATAAAATAAGATTTTTATTAAGAGACTCAAGTGGTAGTAGTATATACGATAGTTTAGCTACAGCAACAGAAACTATAAATGATGGAAAATGGCACCATGTTGCTGCAACTTGGGATGGTACTACAAATTCAAATGGAATAAGTATATATGTAGATGGTGACTTAAGTACACAAGGAACTTCATCAAGTACATCGTTGAAAAATAGTGTTGTAACACAGAAAATAGGAGCTGGTAATACACTTTGGGATTTTATAGGTAAGATATCTAATTGCCAACTATGGAATACAAATCTTTCTTTATCAGAAGTAAAAACTCTTTATAATAACGGTGTTCCATTATTAACAGGTACACAACCACAAGCTGCTAACCTAAAAGCTTGGTATAAATTAAATATTGATACTAGTACTTGGAATGGATCCGATTGGACTATTGAAAATAATTTTACTACTCCAACTTATACAGAAGGTTTAAAGTTTTTTGGTCAATATTTAGGTGGTTCTCCTAATGCTAACTACTCTGGCATGAGATTAACAAATCAAACAATTTCATCAGACCATGTTACATATAGTTTTTGGTATAAAAGAGTTATACCAACTACAGGTAGTAGTATAGGAATAGTATTAACTAGTGGTTATTTAGGTGGATTAAATGTGGTAAGTGGTGGTGGGGTGCAATGGTTTGGTGATGGGGCAACAAAATATGTAAATTTTTCTGGTAATGTAGGAGATGGAGCTTGGCATCATGTTTTAGTATATTACCCTAACACTTCTACTATAACCCACTCAGATGTAAAATGTTATATAGATGGCGTTCTTCAAACTAATAGCTATGTTGGTGCAGGTAGTTCTAGTGGCCCTGTAACAGAAATTAGAGGAACTTTATTACAAAGTGTCCCTCTTCAAGTTGAATTAAGTAATTGGTCTTATTTTTTAAGTGACCAAACGGGTAACATAGATACGATATATAATGGAGGAACCCCAGGTGATATTAGTTCATTAAATCCTTCTGTTTGGTTAAAATATAATTCATCCACAACAAGTTTAACAGGAGCAAAAGGAGCAAATTATGGGGTAGCAACAGATTCAAGTGGAAATGGAAATAATGGTATTATAGCAGGGGGGTTTAGTTCTCAAAGTAACACTGAAACTGCTGAAATAGTAACTTCAAATGTGTTAACAGGAGGTAAAAGCTCAGGTATGACTACAGCAAATTTAGTTAATTCTGACTTAGAAAGAAGTATTCCATATAGTAGTTATAGTATGGATTTTGACGGTTTGACAGATTTTATAAAAACAACTTCACCTACTATAACAAGTGGCGCAATGAGTTTTTCTTGTTGGTTTAAAACAAGTGCAGCTGGTAATCAAGTAATATGGAATTCAATTGATTCTACTACAGCTAAAAGTTTTCTTAGAATATCAGGCACAGCGTTAAGGTTAAAAATTATTGATGGTTCAGGTGGAAATAATAATATAGATAATACAGTTACAACAGCAGATGGTAATTGGCATCACATTGCCTTTATAACAGATGGTTTAACTACCACTAATGGAGTTGTTGTTTACTTAGATGGTCAGGAATTAGCTGTTAAAGGAACATTGTCTAATGCTGGTTTTGCGTCTACAACAAAAAATCAAATAGGTGCCTATGCTCCTAATGCTCAAAATTTTAATGGAGAATTATCAAACCCAGCTTTTTTCAATAAAGTTTTAACAGAAAATGAAATAGCAAGCATATATAATGGTGGTGTTCCAAACGACATTTCTAGTTTATCTCCAGTAGCTTGGTGGAGTTTTTCAGGTGATAGTTATTACAATGGAACAGATTGGATATGTCCAGATTTAGTAGGAAGTAATAATGGTGATAGTGATGGAACTATGGGTGGAGATGAACTAGTAGGCGATGGACCAGGTTCTACATCAAATGGAATCGCTACAGGTATGAATATACCAGGTAATTTACAAGGTAATGCACCTAACTCATCTAAAAATGCTTTTTCAGTAAATATGAATGCAGCTGATAGAGTTGAGGACGTAGCACCAACCCCGTAAATAAAATATTAAACAAGTAAATATATAAATAACAATAATTAAAACAATGGCAACAACTTATGCAGTAATAAACTTAACTGACACTAACGCGATACTATTTAGTCAAGTTAATCAAAGTTCTGCTCAGACAATGAGAAGAAATGTAGCAAATACTCAAGGTTTACTGTCTTACCAAGTTGAACCTAGTTTTATTACTAATGGTTCACTAGTTCCAGTAGAGACTTTGAATCACGAACAAGCTTTAGCTTTAATGGCAACTCCAGAATGGTCGCCACCAGAGCCTGAGTAAATAATAATTAAATTAAATTAAATTAAATGGAAAATAAAATAACAGAAGAACAATTAAATAAAATCAAAGAGCAACAGTCAAAGTTAAATGAAGTAATAAATGAAATAGGTGTTTTAGAAACTACAAAACACAGTCATTTACATCACATAGCAGAGATTAATAAAGATATTGAAGAGTTTAAAAACGAACTTGAAAAAGAGTACGGTGCTATAAATATAAACTTAGAAGACGGTACTTATACAGATATAAAAAAGGACGAGTTACAAGAAGAAAATGTCTAGTATAATTAGAAAAATTAGTATAGGTTCTGATTATAAAAACGATGCAATGCATTATTCTATTGGTCAAGAAGTGTATGGTGGTCATACTATATGCAATATATTAAATAATGAAAAGAGTGGAGAATATTCTATTTATATAAAAAAGAATAACGAAGTTTTACCTTGGAAAAGATTTAATAGTCAAATGGCAATAGCAGTAGAATATGATCTTAAGTATTGATGAAAAGCTTATACCAGTTCTTAGTAAAGCCATACTTTGACAGATACGATAATACTAGATATATAGATGGCAAAGAATTAATTATAAATACTAGTATTGAAGATCACCAATTTGTAAGTAAAAAAGCTACTGTTGTTTCTACTCCAGCTGCTTTTGATACAGACATAAAATGTGGTGATATAGTTTATGTTCATCATAATATTTTTAGAAGATATTATGATATGAAAGGTAGAGAGAAAAACTCATCTACTTTTTTTAAAGATGAACTACACTTTTGCAGTTTAGATCAAATCTATATGTATAATCTAAAACCACATTTAGATTATTGTTTTGTAAAACCTATTTTAAATAAATCAAATCTAAGTGTAGATAAAGAGAAAGAGCACTTTGGTATACTAAAATATTCTAATAAGTCCTTAGAAGACGTAGGATTAAAACCTGGAGCGCTTGTTATATTTACACCTAACTCAGAGTTTGAATTTATTGTGGAAGGCGAACGCCTTTATTGTATGAAATCTAATGATATAGCAGTAACTCATGAACACGAAGGAAACGAAGAAGAAAATAATCCAAGCTGGGCAAAAAGCAGTTGAAGAGTTAATTAAAGTAGCAAAAGAAAAAATTGTAGATTCAGATGATGATGTATCAGCTGATAGATTAAAAAACGCAGCTGCTACTAAAAAGCTAGCTATATTTGATGCTTTTGAAATATTAACAAGGATACAGCAGGAAGAAGAGATGTTAAGTGAAAAACCTAAAAATAAAAAAGAAGAAAGATCTTTTAGGGGTTTTGCAGAAGGGCGTAGCAAATGAGTTACGAACAAAACTTATTACAAGAAATAAAAGACTATATAAATCCTAAAATACTTAAAAAAGAAAACAGGTATAAAAGATGGAAGTATGGTTATAACTCTGATTATGATTTTATAGTAATTAGTAAAACTGGACAAATTGGACAGATCATTGAAATTCAAAATCTCAGGATTGCTTTACCAGCAGTCGATAAACCGTTTAAACGAAGCGAAAAACAAAAGGAACAATATTGGGAAAAACAAGAATACCCAAAAGAATTAGCTAGAATAAAAAGTAGATTTGATTGGGATGAGTATCCTAATGACTTCAAAGAAAAATGGTACGATTATATAGATGAAGAATTTAAACGTAGATCAGATGGTTACTGGTTTTATAATGACGGTATGCCTACTTACATCACTGGTACTCATTACATGTATTTGCAATGGTCAAAGATCGACATCGGAGCTCCAGATTATAGAGAAGCAAATAGAATCTTTTTCATATTCTGGGAAGCCTGTAAGGCTGATGACAGATGCTATGGAATGTGTTATCTTAAAAACAGACGGAGTGGTTTCTCCTTTATGTCATCGGCAGAGCTTGTTAATCAAGCCACAATATCTTCAGATGCTAGATTCGGTATCTTATCAAAATCTGGAGCAGACGCTAAAAAGATGTTCACAGATAAAGTTGTACCAATATCCGTTAACTATCCGTTTTTCTTTAAACCAATCCAAGATGGTATGGATCGTCCAAAAACCGAGCTCGCATATAGGGTGCCGGCTTCGAAGCTTACTCGAAGAAAACTCGAGTCCAATGAGAAGCTTAGAGAACTGCAAGGATTAGACACTACTATTGATTGGAAAAATACAGGAGATAACTCTTACGACGGTGAAAAATTAAAATTATTAGCACACGACGAATCAGGAAAATGGGAACGACCAGACAATATATTAAACAACTGGAGAGTTACAAAAACTACATTAAGACTAGGCCGAAGAATAGTAGGCAAGTGTATGATGGGCTCAA